ACTCCAGAGGAGTCTGAGCCAGAGCCTAAGCCAGAGCCAGCAAATCCAGCGAAGAAAGCAAAGAAAGCCGCACTACCAAATACAGGCGACCCAAACTGGGATTACTACTACGGCGCATTGAATATGTGTCTTGGTGTGCTTATCGGCGGTTTTCTGATGTTCGGCGGCATGTTCCTAAACCGAAAGAGGGACTAATGGATCTTGAAGAAATCGGAATGTCTGCATTCGATACAGAATTCTTAAACATTCTATGGGCTAAGGCGTACAGAGAAGGCATTGAAGGTGCTGTTGCGTGGATGCTTTCGATTGAGCGAGCAAAAGGAGCTGAATATATGCTGCAACAGGCTTATGAGTTCTGCTTTCAAAGAAATCTTGATATTCCAAATTACGAAGAGAAGAGAGCAGAACTGTTGAACAAAGTAATCGATGCAATAGATCCTGAAGAAGGTGAGAAGTAATGAATCTCGATGAATATACTGACAAGCTCGCGGAGCTTGCTGCAGAAAGTGTCACGGAGAGCGACCTTCATTTTTTGAAGGGTAGAAACGTGTATCTGTCTGGACCAATCACAGGCGTGAAGGATTACAGATGCCCCTTCGTCTTCATGGAGAAAGTACTGAACAAGGTAAGCGATGGCATGGTGTTCAATCCAGCCACGCAGATACCTTCAAACACTCCATACGAGGCCGCTATGGCCACGTGCCTACAGGCTCTATCGCTTAGAGTCCGAGACGGTGAAGACGATCCATATTACCCGATGTATGAGGTGATGATTCTTCTCCCTGGATGGACGAAGAGTAAAGGCGCGCAGATTGAAAACCGCGTGGCCGAGGCGTGTGGTATTGAGGTCGTCGATATGTCACTGGATATGGCATTCGTAAAAATCAGGCCTTTCTATCGAGCACTTGTAGATGTGGTGAATAACTATGGGAAATAAAGACGACCACAAAGACCTCCTGGAAGCGCTTAGTTGGATAGACCCCTCCGAGCTTGATTATCAACAGTGGGTGGACTGCGGCATGGCGCTTCATGAGTCCGGCTTTACGTGGCAGGACTGGGACGCGTGGAGCCGCATGGACATCTACCGCTACCATGAGGGCGAGTGCGAGCGTAAGTGGAAAAGCTTCGGTCGCTCGCCTTCGCGCGTTAAAAGCGGAACCATTATCGCGTTCGCGCGTGCTCGTGGATGGTCGCCAGGCACGAAGAGTTACGCCATTGGTTGGGACGATGAAATCATTGACCCAGGCGACGCCTTCGGCATTACACCAGACTGGGCGGACGAGGTTGACGTTGATGTTATGGACGGAGACTGGGACCAGGCTAAGGACTTATCGGACTACCTGGCGGCAGTGTTTGAGGATTCCGACCGTGTGTGCTACGTCAATGAGGTCTATGAAAAAGACGGCAAGTATATGCCAAAGCGCGGCCATTGGGATAGAAATGCAGGCGAGCTTCGAGAGGAGCTCGCCAAGTGCGGCGGAGACTTAGGCAAAGTGCTGGGCGACTGGAACCCGGAGGCGGGCGCATGGATCTGCTTTAATCCGGTAGATGGTAAGGGACGCTCAAACCAAAACATCACCGAGTTCAGATACGCTCTTGTTGAGTCCGATACGCTAGAGGTTGAAAAGCAGCTTGGCATGATCCAGGCGATGAAGCTTCCGTGTGTGGCCGTGGTATCAAGCGGCAACAAGAGCGTCCACGCTATCGTCCACATTGACGCAGGAAGCGATGAAAGTCTGTACAGGAAGCGCGTGGAGAAGCTCTATCAGTTCTGCGCACGCCGTAAATTTTCGCCGGACATGGCCAACAAGAATCCCAGCCGTCTCTCACGTATGCCAGGCATCACGCGTGGCGAGAATCGTCAGAGACTTCTAAAGCTCAACATTGGCTGCAAGGACTGGGACGAATGGGAGAAGTGGGCGGACGAGTCGGAAGATGACCTTCCAGACGAAGCTGACTGTTCAGACTGGGACGAGCCGGTTGAGTTGAACGCCCCGCTTATTGGTGTTGAGGGCGCGGGACTTCTGCGCCAGGGCCAGAAGATGATTCTCACAGGCGACTCCAAGATGGGCAAATCCTATGCGCTCATTGACTTAGCCGAGGCGGTCTGTACGGGTAGCACGTGGCTGGGTATGCCATGTATCAAAGGACGCGTTTTATACGTAAACCTGGAGATTGAAGCGAATGAGTTTAGACAGCGTCTCCATACGGTTTGGGATGCTCGCCATGGCGATAAACAACCCGGTGCACTCGATGATTTAAAGACCAATTTTTATTCATGGAATCTGCGCGGTAAGGCTCGCCTTATGAAGGACTTAACGCCCATTTTGATTCGCCGTGTTTTGGCGCATGGCGAGAAGGGTTTCTTCACCATGGTCATCGTTGACCCGGTCTATAAGGTCAACGGCGGAGACGATAACGACTCTCGCATGGTCGCGGAGTTCACGAACGCCATCGACCGTATCACGGAGGAATGCGGATGCGCTGTTGTTTATGCGCATCACCATCCAAAGGGTACGGCCGGCCAGAAGAAGGCCATGGACCGCATGAGCGGCTCTGGCGTTTATGCGCGTGACGCTGACTCAATGTGTGACTTTACACCGCTGGAGATTCCGGAGGAGTTCAGGCGTACACGCTTGAACGATTGTCCGGCCTACCGCGTATCCATGACCACGAGGAGCTTTCCGACGCCACCAGAGCGCGACGTCATCTTCAAGTGGCCGAGGTTCTACGACGACCCAACAGGCATGCTCGCGAAGTTTGAGACGGAAGGCGCTGACCCATTCGCTAAAGGACGCGAGAGTAAGCTGGCGAAGAACCACCGCATCCAGAAGGAAGCGGCGGAGCTCATGCAGGACGCTTACGATGCGGCGGTGGCGGATGGTTGCGCGGATGAGAACGGATACGTCACCCAAGAGGATCTGTTAGAGAGAATCGGCACACGCATAGACCCAGAGGGGTACGAAGTGAAGCCTTCCGCACGCGATATTCAGCGGTGGGCGGATAGTGATTGGTGCCCGATTGAGAAGACAAAAATCGACGGAATTGGCTGGCGTGGACGAAAAAAGAAAGTAACCGTGTATTTTGATGCCATTTCTGCAGCTGAACAAGGCTTTTTAGACGATGAAGACGAGTAGTGTGAAGAAAAACGGCGCACCGCTTATATAGGTATATAAGCCGATTTTCTTCACAAGGGTGATTTTTCGTCATCTTCGTGTGTGTACGCCCACAAGCTAGGCAGTTGTCGCCAAAGGCGCGCGACAACCGCCTTACGCTATGTGTTTCGCTAACGCTTGTGGTGCGTCACACAGCTAAAGATTTCTTCCGCGCGCGCCCGCGTAATTGGCGCAGTTCATTTTTTGAAATTCACGATTCACGATTCACGATGAGGAGATTGATTGATGTGGTTGACACAAGAAGAAGCACGGGCGGCCGTACAAGCCACGGAGAGCCCGCACAAGACGCGAAAAGGCGTGTGTCGGCATTCTTGCCCATGAAGCCACCGAGCGTGACGCATAACGCCCTTGTGGCGTACATCGTGGGCGGTGGTAAAGGAATGCACGCCGCCATCCGAAAGTCGGACGAGCTGAAGACCGCAGAAGATCTGATTTGTGTGTGGCTAAAGTCGGTCACGAAGGTGTCGGAGAATTTCCAGCCGCTCACCGGACCTTTGCGCTGTGTGGTGAAGTGGTGCTTTCCTGCGAGCGAGAAGCATCCCGATGGCACCCCCATGACGGAGAAGCCGGACATGTCGAACATGCTGAAGACGTTTGAAGACTGTCTGACCAGGTGTGGGATAATTGAAGACGACCGCTTTATCTGCAGCGAGAGTCTCGACAAAGGCTACGCTGACATCATGGGCATCTATTTCTCGGTCGAGGAATTGTAGGAAAAGGCGAGGTAGTGGCATGACTGGGCTGGAATGGTGGGAGAGTGTTAGGCAGGCCGCGAAAGACATTGAAAGCGCTCGCAACAGGCTGAACGCCGTCAGAGAGCCTCTGAAGGCTTTTGGCGGCGCGGGCGCTAAGAATTCGACTTCTGACCCGACTGCACGTGTAAGCATAGCGGAGATTAGCGCACAGGCGTTTCTAGAGGGTTTGTTAGACGAATTGGAGAGCGTCATTCTTGACGGTTACGCCGCGTGCAACACAATCGGTGAAGCGCTCGGCCAAGATGCGGCCCTCGTGATGCAGCTGTACTTCGTCGAAGGTTACACGTGGGCGGAGACGGCCAAGAGGGCGCACGTTTCCATGCGTCAAGCGTTTAAGCTGCGTGAACGTTCTTTGGAGCTTACAAAAACGGTGGGTATTGCTAAGCTGTGTATAAAGCAAGAAGAATATTCATAAATCATGCATAATCTTGCAGTTATATTCATATTAAAACGTGGTATTTTGATACCGTAGGAATGTACGAAAGTTAACAAAGCGACTCGGGCGCTCTCAGAAATGAGGGCGCTTTTTTGTTAACTCAATATTCATTTTTTTGCATAAGTGGAGAGGTTTATACAAATGGGCGTATCGTCATCAAGCAAAGAAAAACTCGAAGACTATGAAGCATTCGTTGAGAAGTTCAAGCCAAAGCTGACCACCGACGATTGCTTTACCCCCCCCGCGGTGTATGACGCTGTACTTGAGTGGGTGCGAGATAAGTATGATCTAGGCGACGCGCCAATCATCCGACCATTCCGACCAGGCGGAGACTACCAGAGCGAGGAATACCCAGAGGGTTGCGTCGTTGTAGACAACCCGCCTTTCTCTATCCTGGCATCCATTCGTCGATGGTACACAGAGCGCGGCATCAAGTATTTTCTATTTGCGCCGTCTCTCACCATCTTCATGCGCGACATGATTGATTGCGCGGTATGTACGTTTGCAAATATTGAATACGCTAACGGCGCCAAGGTGCGCACCTCATTTGTTACAAACCTCGACACGGTCAACGCAGCAATCACCACGCCGGAGCTGAAGGACACAATCGAGGAAGCATGTAAGCAAGAAAACAAACAGCAACCGAAGCTCAACTATCCGAAGTGTGTCCTTATGGTCACGCGCCTGGGTAGGCTCTCCAGCAAGGGCGAGACGATAGAGATTCCCAAAACTGATACGTATTTCATTCGACAACTTGAAAGCCAGAAGCCACTGCGTAAGGCGATGTATGGTGCTGGCTTTCTTTTATCGAGCGACATGACGCGCAGATTA